CTTGCTTTGGTGTAGGCTCAGTAACCGATGACATTGGGATGATTTGGATGCTAGGCACTAAGTACATGAAAGACATCAAGGATACACTACTGAAGCATGGCAGGGATTGGGTGACACATTTAATGGTAGGGTATGACTTTGTTTACAATGTGGTACATACCCAGAACACGGTGAGTATCAAATGGCTCAAGTGGTTAGGTGCAAAGTTCTTAGACGATCCTGCCCCTGAAGGTTATCAATACTTTAGATTAGGAGGGGATGTGTAATGTGTTGGATGGCATTAGCACCATTAGGAGCAGCACTAACAGGGACAACTACAGCAGCAGCAGGGACAGCACTTGCTGCAACGCAAGCAGCTATTGGTACAACCACAGCACTTTCTGCGGTATCATCTGTCGCAGGCATTATCGGGCAAACACAGCAAGCTCGCCAGCAACGTAAGTACCAAGCCGCTGCATCAGAGGCAGAGCAAGTACGCTTGCAACAGCAACTTCAGGCACAACGGATTAAGCAAGACCAGGAAATGCAAGCTAGGCAGAGTGAACTATTTGCAATCCAGCAACGTGCAAAGGCAAGTGTAGCTAGGGCAACGGTAGCTTCTGGCGAGGCTGGAGTGTCAGGCAGTAGTGTTGATTTACTACTCGATGATTACTACAGGCAGATGGGTAATTACCAATATGCACTTACAAGGGAGCAAGGCTTCCAAGATGTAGCTTACGGATTCCAGACTCAAAGTGCGATTACTGGCAGTCAGCAAACGCAGATAGGAATTAACCGACCCGTCAATTCACCAAGCTTCCTTGAGGCAGTAACTTCAATAGGTGCATCTATACCACAAGGTATGGCACAAGGAATCACTATAGCACAAGCAAGGGGAGGTTCTGTAACCACCACACCAAGTAAAGCTAATACTGGTGAATTTATCTAAGGGATCACTTACCTAATGGCACGAGAACAAACAGAAGATTTACCAACAAGAGGCTTGCGTCCAGCGGATGTTGCAGGAGGTCAGTACAGGGTTGCAGTACAGCAAGCACCTGAGAGCGGTTACACCAAGCTTGCCCGATCATTGAGCAATGTCAGCTCAGGACTACAAGCATACGCACAAGCAGGACAGACTATGTCTGAGATGTATGAGCAGGAGTTGCAAGGCATGACCCTAGAGCAGACTAGGGCAGAGCAAGCAAAGATGCAGAAACGCCTTGATGGTGCGGAACGTAAAGGGATACTTCCATTTCTTGGTAATCCCCTAAATTGGGAACGCAATCAAAAGGCTTTAGCAAGAAGGTATGCTGCTTTACTACACAATCAGACAACCTCAAGTGAAGGTAGGTTTCAAAACGGAAAGAAAGCCAATGACTGGAGTTTGTCTGTTGGGGAGATACTGGATCAGGAAAAAAATAGGTTTCTGAGGGATAACCCAGAACTTACACAAAACTCTCTTATGCTCCAAGTGTTTGAGGGGGAGTGGCAGCAACGTAGTAACATGATGCATCAGCGTTTCAGCGATCAGAAGCGTAAAGAAATGCTGGCAGAAACCACAAGGGAAACAGCACACTCCATCATTGATAGCTTCACTGTCGGGATGGATGCCATTGATGCAGATAACCAATTAACTGGCATAGAAAAGGATCAAGCTAAAATTGGTATTAAACAGGCAATCGTTGAGAAGTGGGGTGATTTGAATGCACTATCACCAATCAATCAACTGGCAGTAATTCGTAACATTTCAAAGATGTTGGCAGACACAGATCCGCAGGAAGCTTACGACTTTTTGGAGTTTGCCAAAGAAAACTTAAAGGTGGGAGCAAATCTTCTTGGTGAAGAGACGGCAACCATACGGGATATTACAAACCTGATTAAAGAGGCAGAGGAAGAAAGCACCAATATGGAGTTGAAGGATTTGCAGGAGTCGCACAAAATTTCAGAACTTAAAGGCACAAATGATTTAAGTACTTACGAAATCCTTGAGGCAAAGATTATCAGTGGTGAAGCGGCAGAATGGAATGACAAAGAGTACACAACCAAGCAAGAGTTGAAGTCAGACTTCCTAGAATATGCACGAAATTTAGAGGATAAATCAAGGGGTGCTTTTATTATTAGGGAGATCAATGAGCGGGTAGATCGCAATCCTAATAGTGTGGTAGCTTCACAAGTGCAACAGCTTTCTGATAAGCAGATCAATTACGTAAGGCTGTACTCTGATTCATTTAGTAAACTGCTTGGGGAGTTGGATATTACAGAAAAGATTCGCTTCCCTGTTGGTAGCAGAGAGTCCCTTGATTTGCAAGGTGAGTTTTTGCGTGAGATGAATAGCATTGTGCAGACAGTGTCTCAGGACTTGGCAGCAGGAGTAAACCGTGATGGGCAATTTGGAACACCAGAAGAAGCTGCAAATGTATTCGGACAAGACATTGATGGCAAAGCTACTATATTAAATGGTGTGTTGAAAACACGGTTCGATCAGTTATTTAATCAATACGAGCAGCGAGCCACCAAGCTACAGGATCAATTCATTAAAGCAGAAGAAGATAGGCAAGCTGATACTATTGCAGCAACCAACTTAGAAGCGATTGACCTTCGCAAATATGAGGGAGAGAAAGGCGGCAAGGAGTTAGCTACAGCCATGATCTCTAACTTAAAGGTATCTGCATTAGGTGATGAGAAGCAAAGGCAGCAAGCTAAGGATTTCTTTTGGGATAAATATGACAATGATACTGCTCTTGCTATTATAAATGGCACACAAAAATGGAAAGTGCTGCCCCGAAAAAGGAATATCTATGACGAAGGTGGACAGTCGTACACTATAGATATTCCTGGCGTAGAGTACACAGAAGAAGATCGTGAGGCATGGGAGGATGTTTACATCAAAGTGCAGTCTCTATCAGGTGTACTTACATCGCTGGATAAAATGAAGCAAGATCCAGAGAATCCAAACATTTATATACACACAAAGGAAACCATAGACCCTAATCAAGGTAGGTTCTCATACACTACTTATCCAGTGGATACCAGAGAGATCAATTCAAGATACCATAGAATACTCACAAGGGATGAAATAAATGCCAATGACCCGACTGACCCTGTAGTAATCGAGAAGGCAAAACGTGTAGGTAAAGATGGCATCACTCCAAGAGAGTTGCTTGATAATCAGCGTGAATGGTATAAACAGTACTCAGAATTTATTGAACGCTTAGGAATCGAATAATGGCTCAAGATCAAATAGAACAACAGGACGACCCGAATTTATTCCTAGATTTAGTCGCAGCACCATTCCGTGGTATTGAGGGTGCAGCACAAGGACTGTATGGAGTGGGGGACTTTCTCTTAGGTGACACACTACCTGATTGGGATACAAGATTACTTGGTAGGAGCGAAACCTTGGCAGGAGGCTTGACCGAAGGAATGACACAGTTTCTACTTGGATTCATTCCCATTGCTGGACAAGTAAGCAAGGCAGGGACAGCTTTATCGCAAGTAGCAAAGGCAGGATCTATTGGACAAAAGCTTGCACAAAGCAGGGTAGCACAAGCCGCTGTTGCTGGAATGGCAGCAGACTTTACCGTATTCACTGAGCAAGAGTTGCGGTTATCTAATTTCTTACAGCAATACCCTGGATTACATCAACCTGTCGCAGAGTTTTTAGCAACAAAGGATGATGACACATTTCTTGAAGGAAGACTCAAAAATGCAGTAGAAGGATTGGGGCTAGGACTCATGGTTGAGGGTGTAGTGAGAGGGGTCAAGGCTATTAAGAACGGAAGAAGAGTTAGAGATTCTGGCGGTTCTCCAGAAGACGTAATTAATAGCATGCGTGAGGGCTTAGGTGATGATGCAGGCGAGGTGATAGATAATGCAGTAAATAGCACAAGAAGAGAGCAGACGCTTCCTGCTGATCTTGATGATGCTGTACGTCAATGGGATCTACAGAATAAAAACTATCGGTCTGATGAATGGTTTGAGGGAGGTCGAGTGGATTCTGTAGGTGCATTTGATGATGCAGTATTAGCGGGAGGGGATAAGCTACAGGCACACGGAATGGCCAAGGAGTCAACATTAACAGGTGCGACCAAGAATCTATTAAACATAATTAGGAATGGCTTAGATCCAGATCGACGAGGTGGAGTTTTAGATACCGCACCACTCGCTGCAAAGACGGAAAACAAGAGTGCAGGGGGTGCATTAGGTACGGCAGGAGGAGAATCCTACAGGGATGGCCCATACATTTTAGTTGCAAAAGAAGGAATGGGCTTAGAAGGGAATCTTGATGGTTTGGGTGCGGTGTTGGTCAATCCAAAACACGCAGACATTGTTACGGGGTTACGATTGGCAATACATGAGACTAGACCAGATATTATTGTTGATAGCTTTAGTAACGCAAAGGGTGTCACTGAAAAACTTTTAATCTCAGACGCAGCAGGAGCAGCAGGAGCAAGAGTTGATCCAGACCCTACAACCAGCAAAGATGATCTACCACAACCAAAAGACGAAAATGAGATTAATGTAGACTTCGAGGACGGAAAGAGTGTCGATTTAAAAGATCCTCAAAAAACAAAAAAAATTAAAGATGATGCAAAGGCTTTATTATCAAGAATGCTTGGTGATGACTTTGGTTCCAATATACCTGAAGATATACTTGGAGGTGATAAGGTTAAGGACTTTGTGCCTGACAATGTGGGATTATATGACGGAGATAAGGAGGTAGTTGCCTTACTCAAAGAAGTTAAGATAGAGTTTGATAAAGTTAAAAAAGTTTCTCCTGAGATACGGTCTGAGCAGATTCGTAGAATTAAAGCAGGGGAGGGTAAGCAGGTTCTTGAGGAGAGTTTAGAGCATTTACCTAAAGGCATACGCGATGACTACCTGTTAGGAATGGCCGATGATGCTATTGATGATATAGGGAGGCATCTTGATTTTGCTGACATCTTTAGAACTATTTACGCAGAAAAAGTCAGGGCATTACGCACTGTGTATTACAATAGTGGACTTACAACAATAGAGCGTAAGGGTAATGTGCAGGCATACTTAGATACAATCTGGCAATATATGTCGAGAGAACAGCAACTTGCTCGCAGAATGGGGCAGGGTTTACGAGATGTACAAACATTTCGATTAGGTAAACTTAGAAAGAATCCTGTTCATGAGTTGCAAGCAGGAGGTAGAGATTTTGCCGAACAATTCACCAGAGATCGTAAGCAAAAATGGATTGATCAAGTTGTAGCAATACTTGAGAGTGGTGGTTCAGACAAGGCGATACTCAAGAAGGTGCTAAACATAACCAAAAACAGTCAAGCTGGTAAACTTGATATGCTACGTGAATTCTGGTTAAACAACCTACTTTCTGGATTACCAACCCAAATGGTAAACGGAATGGGTGGAGCATTGACTACATTTATGCGAGGTTTTGAGATGTCCATAGGATCTCTTATGTCTGGTAGACCCGACCTAGCTAAGGCAGTCATAAAACACGCAGTGGAATTAGATACATACTCCGAAGTATTCCGTTACTCCATCCAAGCAGCAAAAAAAGGGGAGCCAATCCTTTTGCCAAGCAGTCGACCTCTTGAAATACGAGGAAATAAAGCCATTACGTCTGAGAATATAGGAATCAATCCAGACTCAGAATTTTATGATACGTTCAATAAAATAGCAGAGGCGTTACGATTGCCATCAAGAGGGTTAGTTGCTACCGATGAGTTTTTCAAGGGCTTGAATGTAAGACTGGCAGTAAAATATAAAGCAACAATCGAAGCAATAGAGAGCGGAATCACTGACACGCAAGGCATAGCGAAGTACGTAAATGAAAAACTAGAGAAGATTATCACCCAAGGTGGAGAACTTTACAGTCAGAGAACCGTAGCTAGAGAGGGATTCATGAAGGCAAGACAACGGGAGTTGTCGGATGAAGCCACAATTAAGTACGTCAAGAAGTACGTCAAAGAGAACTTTGATGAGAATGCAAGTGCGTTAGCAAAATATGGAAAGGATGCGGCAGAGGAAGTCACATTCACGAGAGAACTTGATCCAAATACATTGAGCGGATCTTTTCACAAGACAGTCACAAGCAACCCAATACTTTCGTTTGTATTTCCCTTTGTGAGAACACCAGTCAATATCCTGACCTATGCTCTGGATCGCTCTATTTTTGGTGTCGTAAATCCCAAAAACATTAGGCCATTACTTCAGAATCTAAGGAGTGCAAATCCTGCGGTGAGAGCAGCAGCACGGGGTAAAGCTGCGGTAACAGGAATGGCGGTTGCCACACACATTGCTGCATTTCAATCATTCTCAAATAGAATCAGCGGCGGAGGGCCGAGAGATCCCAAGGCAAGGAAAAGGCTAGAGGATGCTGGTTGGCAACCATATAGTATTCGTGTTGGCAATAAGTGGATCAGCTACAGGAGATTAGACCCATTAGCAACAATCATTGGTGTATATGCTGATATGATGGATATGCAGAAGGAGAATTGGGAAGCTAACAAAAGTGTCATTGAGCGAACTACCCTTACGCTTCTTGTTTCATTGATTAGAAACATGACCAACAAATCTTACTTGGCTGGTATGGAGCAGTTTACAGAGGCAATGTCCGATGAGTCGGGACGTGCTGCGGAGAGGTTTTTGGGTAATATTGCAGTGAACTCAACAATCCCACTTGCTGGATTATGGAGAACCACAGGCAAGGAGATTGTTGGTGACATAATGAGCATGGATGACATGAAGGAGATCCGTAACTTCGTGGATCGCTTTAGACTTTATAGCCCAACTGGTTCAGGAATGAGGCTTGACCCAAGACGAAATATACTAGGAGAAGAAAAGGAAATCGAAGACAGTTTTGGGATTCCTCTCCTTGGAGCAATCAGTCCCATTACGACTCGGACACAGAAAGATGACTTGGTTCTGGAGGAGATTGCTGCACTAGATCATGGATTTTCCAATCCATCACCTTCATACCGTGGCTTGATCGATTTGACAGGGTATGAGAATAACAAAGGACAATCCGCACATGATCGCAGGTTGGAGTTAATGGGGACTGTACAAATCGGAGGCAAGACCTTACGGCAGGCATTGGAGAAGTTAATAAAATCCAGAGAGTATCAGCAAATGTCCCCTAGTAGCGAACCAGGGTTGCCATCTCCTCGGATTCGCATGATTAACAGTATTCTTTCTAGGTATCGTGCAGAAGGATTAAGCCGAGCATTGAAAGAGTATCCAGAACTTAACGACTTTCATCGACAATACAAAGAAGTCCAGCGACAGCAACGGCAAGGTGCGGAACTCGACAATTTAATACAGACACTTAACTTCTAACTATCATGGCAAACACATACGCAATCTACACAGGAGACAATAGCACCACCACATTTGCTATACCAGTTACTAATTGGGTCGATGACTCACACATCATAGTGCAAATTGCTACTGGTGGTGCGAGGTTTGATTCATCTACGGCAGGAGCATACAGTTTTTCAATTACGGGTAGTAATGTAGTTTTTGACACCGCACCAGGAACGGGAGTTGTTTTTATTGTCATGCGTGATACGCTAGGCAAGGACAATGATGACACCGCACTTGATTACGATTTCAGTGACGGATCGGTGATTACCTCAGATGAAGTCGATGGAATATATAGGCATGCTTTATTCCAAGCACAGGAAGCAGTAGATCGAGTACCTATTTATGATAGTGGATGGACTTCCACACTTGAAGGTACGGCACTGGCAGCAAACCAAGCAATGGCTGTGCTAATTTCGCAAGATGTTTACGACACGCTGGTATGGAGAGAAGTGAAGTTTTATGGAAGGGATAGTGGCAGTCCTGATACATTCTATCCAATACAAGATAGCTACTTAATTGAGGAAACTGCTGGTGGCACACAATTTTCTGTTGGTATCAAATGGAATGCAACTTACCTCAATCCATTGTATTACATTACATTGACTACTGGTGACTATGCTTACGCATCCACAGACGCACCTACAATCCTAAATTGGGTTACAACAATCGACCAAATAAGAGTAGTAATCACATGAGCGACAACCGAAAGAAACTAGAAGAACTTCACACCGTAGTCTGCGAAAGTCTTACGGAATCCATAGAACTAATGAAGGGCATGGAACCCAAAGACCGCAATGCAGCACTCTACAATGCAGCAATCGGGCTACTAAAGAACAGTGGCGTAAAGGCAGATGTGGAAGACAACAACAGTGCGGCAAGGGAACTACTGAAGTCACTGCCATTCCCGACACAGGAAGAGCGGGAGCAAGACCAGGCATTCGGATAAGTGAACGTAGCACCAGAACTGAAGGACTTTAAGAACTTCCTGTGTCTTATCTGGAGGCACTTGGCGTTACCTGACCCTACGCCAATCCAGTATGAGATTGCAGATTGGTTGCAGCATGGGCCAAAACGTCAACAAACATGGGCATTTCGTGGAGAGGGGAAGAGTTGGATATGCTCTGCTTTCGTAGATTGGTGCTTGCTACTCAATCCCGCAGTCAATGCAATGGTTGTTTCAGCTTCTAAGCAACGGGCAGATGACTTTAGCACGTTTACCCTACGACTCATACATGAAGTTCCAGTATTACAGCACCTTAAACCATCTGCCGACCAGCGGTTTTCCAAGATCGCATTTGAGGTTGGGCCTGCCCCCCCTTCACACTCACCAAGTGTAAAGTCACTAGGTATCAACTCACAGATCGCAGGAGGTCGAGCAGATATTATTATTGCTGACGACATCGAAGTGCCAAATAACTCTATGACTCAGGGTATGCGTGATGCACTTGACGTAAAGGTTAGGGAGTTTGATGCGGTAATTAAATCAGCAAAGGTCAATCCCAAGATTATCTACTTAGGCACACCGCAATGCGAGGACACTATTTACAAGAAGCTTGAGAAAAGAGGGTACGTGCCGAGAATTTGGCCAGCAATATACCCAACAGAACAGTATGCGGCTAAGTACTACGGTGATAGACTTTCGCCATATATTGCCAAAAACTCAACTCCAGAAAACATAGGGCATTCTACGGAACCCGATCGGTTTTCAGACGCAGACCTTGCGGAACGTAAACTCAGCTATGGCAATAGCCATTTTGAATTACAGTATCTACTCAACCCAAGTTTGAGTGATGCAGATAGATACCCACTCAAGATCAATGACCTGATCGTTACCAATATTGATAGCGAGCTTGCACCGCAGAAGCTAATCTACGCACAAACACCAGACAACGAGTATCGTGATTTGCCGTGTGTTGGCTTCAATGGTGATAGATTCTACCGACCTGAGAGCAGAGTCGGTGATATGATACCGTACACAGGCTCAGTCCTTGCGATTGACCCATCAGGAAGAGGTCGAGATGAAACAGGCTATGCGGTATGCAAGATGCTCAACGGATTTATATACACGCCTGAATGCGGAGGTATTAAAGGAGGCTATGAAAAGCCAACACTGATCGAACTTGCTAACATTGCAAAACGCAACCAGGTGAATAAGGTCATCATCGAAGCTAACATGGGTGATGGTATGTTCACGGAACTACTAAAACCTATCCTGCATAGTATATATCCATGCGGCATTGAAGAGGTGCGGCACACAAGAGCAAGCGGAAGTAAAGAGCAACGAGTCATCGACACTCTGGAACCTGTCTTAGCACAACACAAGCTTGTGATAGATCCGCAAGTAATCAAGCACGACTACAATACCATCCAAGCGTATCCTGTAGAGCAGAAAGCTTCCTACTCATTATTCTACCAACTCTCAAGAATCACAAAGGATAGAGGCTCACTTGTGCATGATGACCGATTGGAGGCATTAGCAATGGGTGTGAACTACTGGGTACAAGCAATGGCACAAGATCCAGAGAAAAAAATGCAGGCACACAAGAAAAAGCTACTTGACAGAGAACTGAAAGATTTCATACGAATGGCCCAAGGACGCAAAAAAGGACAGAAAAAAGCGTCTTGGATAACCATCTAACAGAAGAAAGAAACTATGAAAGCACTCACAAAGGAACGCATCGAAAAATTCTGGGGTTATAGCCCAGATCAAGTCACCATTATAACTAACGGCTTTTGGGTAAAGGCAGAACAATCTGCCTACCAAGCCGATTGGAGTGGCGGATTTCGTATGTCCGCTAAAGCCCGAACCCTTGCTTCAGCAAAGGCACTCCTCAAAGATGATCGACGTAAAAAAGGACGCATCATCAAGAGGGAAAGAATCTCTGCCGCCAAGGCTGCGGCTAGGGACAAGGCGATTGACGAATCTCCATACACCTTCAGTTGGTGGGGTTGTGGATTTGGTGACGACTAAGGAGTATGAAACAGGCAGAACAATTCGACCTTGGGTGTGACGAAATCCTACCACCCTACTACGATGCACAGGGCAATAAGTACCCGTCATTTGAGAAACTGGTTGATGCTTGCTGCCATTACTTCTATTCACGGACAGGCAAGGATGGATTACCACGCCTGAGACGGGATGGCAGAGGTAATATGGTTTCTTACAGACCAAAAGAAGAGGAAGAGGAATAGACTTTAGGCACTAACGCCTATGCTGGTTATATGTACGGGTCGTCGTCGTAGAGGAGTAAGCAACCCTGCGGCGGCGGCTCATTTTATGTAAACATGTACTCC